TTTACTTACAGTGCTGCGCCATACATGCATTGAGCGCCCCGTACCGGAATCATCACTCGGACCAACTGCGATGTTTATCAGGTTGCCATCAATGACGCCCCAGTCCATACCGTCGGGAATGTTGGTCATGTTATCAAGCCGAACGGTTATCAGACTGCCCGGCACAAAGTCGTAGGTCTGCCAGTCCAGGCTGGAGAGTTTTGCCACAGCGCCACCGATGCCCAACTCTAACGGCAAAGAGTTTGAGTTATAAATCTGTCGCCACTCCCCCCACGCGTTAAATGAGCCACCAAGAAACACTCGCTCATATAAACGGTCTTTTGTAGCTGCGCTGGTTCCTGTGGTCGTGTAACGTTGCAAAACATAGACACCATCCTTGCGCCTGATGACTTCCAGAAAACCAGACTGCCCCTGGATTGGGGTGTGGGTCGCTTTGCCTGTCACACTGTAAATACCCGGAGACATCAAATCATCCAGGTCATCCTCATAGAAGGTACTACTGGTCTGATAACCAATTTGGATCCAGTCTTCCCACTGTGGATTTTCTGCATCCCATTTGGCTGTCAGGCCGCGAATATACATAGTCCCGTTACGGGTTGTATAACGCTGCGTGCGTCCATATAGCCCACCTTCGAAAATTTCCAGAATGCCCTGCGCGTCTCCTCCCTGCTCAGGGTAATGTCGTTCAAAAGAAGCTATTGCTGAACTGCTGTTTCTCCATAGACCTAAATGTTCTGCGCCACCGAGAGAGTTAAGGTCAATGGTCGTACTTAGAGCACGCGTTACAGCCTGAACATGGCGCCATGCTCCCCATGGTCCATCATTACCATTCCATGTTCCAATGAGTTTGCGGATATACAAATTTCCGTCACGTGTGGTATAGCGTTGCGTGCCTGCAAAATTGCCGCCAGCAAAAACCTCAAGCACACCGACAGCATTATCTTCCGGGAAATTTTTCTCCAGTGTTGCGTTGGTGGACGTTGCTTTAGACCAGATACCTGAATAAGCCTTAACAGGACCAAATGTATTCAGATCAGCATCAACCGGCATTTCGCCGTTGTTTTTCATAAACGTCAGGCTGGTAACACTAATATTGTCCAGAAAAGCTGATTTATCCTGGATATCTGCACCGTTCTGATTTTTCGCCAGACGTGAATTTGCGTTGTCATTTGCTGCCTTGACCGCTTTTGGCGTTGCCGCCAGCTTTTCACTGGTGCTGTTTGTTGCACTGCTTAACTGAGTAAAACCTTTTTCTGTCAGCGTGGCGTCAGGATGGCGGCGGGACTGCTCATGCTCTGCGATTTTGTCATCGACGTAATCCTGCGTCGCCATCACTGTGCTGGCATCAATAGTCAGCTCAACAGACGCCACGTTACTGACAATAATAACCATGCGGCAGGTCTGCGCACGTCCGGAGCCTTCAGCCAGTTCTGGTTTATAGCTTTCTGCCATGTTGGATACCGCAATCAGTGTTCCGGCATCGTCATACAGACCAAGCTCACGCATCCAGAAGCCGCCCACTTCGGGCGGTACAACCAGTTCAGCCACGATATAGTTTTTATTCTTGTTATCCACGCTGACTTTATTCAGAGCGTGACGCCAGACCTCATGCACCAGTTTCGTCTGACCGGCATCCGGCACCGGCAATTTGCCATTACCGTCACCCACGGCCATTGCAGACAGGTTTACTTTTTTCCCGCCGGGAACAGTGGCGGCTGCCAGCTTCGCGGCTCCGGCAGTAGTGATAACGGTTTTAAATTTCGTGCTCATTGTTTCTCACTTATCCGGGATAAACAGTAATAACATCACCATCACAGACCACACCGCCTGTATACAAACAGCCGGGAATGTCCTGGATAATGTTCAGACCGATAAGGTGGCGACTTGCGGGTTTGGCATCGGCAATCAGCCGTTCCATTTCCAGATACATCTCCTCCGTGATGCCGCTTTCCAGTACGCCGATATCAAGGCGGAAGGTTCCGGGCGGGTCGTTTGTCTCCCACCATTCCTTTACGTTAATGAGATAGCCGAGCGGCTCCACCACACGCCGGATTGCACCTATAGTGCCTTTATGACAGTGGATGAAATAGGCATCGCGGATAACGGCGCGTTTTGTCGCTTCCGGCCACTTTTCATCCCACCTGTCGACCGAAAACGCCCACGCCAGCCACGGCAGCAGATTTGCCGGACAGGTGTCCGGGTTCCACAGCTCACGAATACTGACCGGCGTGTTTTCAATTTCCACACAGGCTTTTGCGGCGGCGACTTCAAGCGGTGATGAGCCGGTCGGCAGCAGTCGCGAATCACTCATCCGAGCCTCCGGTCACGACGCTGTATTCGGTACAGAAAGACGCCTGCGTGCTGTTAAGCACGATATCGGCCAGCGGTGCAGCCAGTTCGACACGCTGCACGCCTTCCACATGCAAAGCGGCATAAATGGCAGACAGACGGATGTCGCGCCCCAGCCGGTGCTGTGCCGTGATGTACGCTTCCAGTTTTTTCACGGCAGCAGCGCGGATGGGTTCGCTTTCGGGACCAGGGTAAAGGTAAAGCGTGGCGTTTATCTGGTATTCAACGATGGCGGCAGACTGCACGGTCACGCGGTCGGCCACCGGCCTGACGTCCTCGCCATTCAGGGCGTTACGCACCACCGCCAGCAGGTCTTCGGATGCCACACCGTTATTTTCACGTGACAGCACAGAGATGGTGACACAGGCAGGAGACGGACTGGTGACAGAGATATCCGCGACACGCCCGTCGGCACTGCGACCATGATACTGATAGGCTCCCACCGACCCGGCGACGCTTAAACCTTCAAACGCCTGCTGAATACGCAGACGATAATCGGTGTCAGACTCCATCACTGCCGGTGTCGGCGGGATGGTCGAATCATCTGCCGGGGTGATAGTCAGGCGCGTGGTGTTGTAATTGGCACCAATCACATCAAGGTCATTACCGGCGGCACAGGCCAGCATCACCGCCCGTGCGGCCTCATTCACACGCTGACGCCAGATAAGCTCACGATAAGCATTTTCCTCCAGCAGTTTGACGAGAGGCTCAGATTCCAGCGTCAGGGTACGGGCGACCGCCTCCTGCTGGTCTTCCGGGTAAAGGGAAATCAGTGTCGCCTTGCGTTCGGCAAGAATGGTTTCAAAGTCCAGCTCCTCGACCACATCCGGTGCGGGTAGCTGGTTCAGGTCGATAATCGGCATGGTTTCAACTCACAGGGATGGTTAACGAAAGTGGCTGGCCGGTGTCGTTGTGCTGGCCGGTTAACGTAACTGTCATTCGCCCGTCAAAACTGCGCGCCGTAGTGACGGATGACAGGGTGACGCGGGGTTCCCATTTCAGCACCGCCATGTAACAGGCGACCTTAATCTGCAACTCAAGCGCCGGAGTCTGCGGCTGGTCAATCATTGACGCCAGCAACGAGCCGTAATCACGACGCATCACCCGTGAGCCGACCGGTGTGCGCAGGATATCGCCGATACTCTGGCCGATATGCTCAAGGTCAGTGACCGTCAGGCCATCACTGCGATTCATTCCGAGATAACGCGCTGTCATAAAGGACTCCCGGTTGTGCCGCCGCTGTCGCCGGGGTGTTTATGGGTATGCAGTACCTTACCGTTTGATGAGAGTTCACCGCCGGTGTGTTCAATGTTGCCGCGCATCATCCCGCCCTTCTGCACTTCCAGCGTGCCGGTAATCAGCCTGTTGGTGCAGACCACCTCCGGTGTGTCCAGGGTGACGCGGGTTGATGCTTTCACCATAACCACCGGCACCGTGGCAGTAACAGAATCAGAAGCCGTCACGCTGGCCGTTTTAATTCCGCTTACCGTGAGTGCACTGGTTTCGGGTTCATATTCAATCACCGCCCCGTCAGGGAAACGGATATGCAGGGCATCCGCCGACGCAGACGGCGCGGGGTTATCGCCGGAATAAATCCCCGGCAGAACGAACGCCGTGTCGAGTTCACCGCCCACGGCCAGAATCAGCACCTGTTCCCCCACGGAAGGTGCCCACCATGTGCGCGAACGTCCTGCGCGATGGGTCAGCCACTGAAGCCAGTCGGTGCACATGCCGCCGGTCTGCACTCGGCAGCGACCGGCGTTAAGGTCGGTTTCGACGATAATGCCGGGGCGTATCATGTTGCGCAGTGCGCGCGCGAGTTCCTGGATATTTGCGAGAGTGTTCATAACGGGAAGGATGCCGCCGGGTCATACCGGCGGCAATGTGACGATGAGGTGTCGGGAATGGCACAACTAACGGTCGAGGTGAGCCAGGATAATCTCTTCAATCATCTGCACATCCTCACCGGTAAAGCCGAGCAGAGGGCGCGCCGGATAATCAATTTTCTTACCGTCTTTCCGGTTTTCTTCCGACAGACCGAACTGATGCACACTGGCGATTTTCGGTGACTTCCCGCCGTAAAACTCCATTGATGCCTGCTCCGGGCTGGCGCGGATATGCAAAAAACGACTGGTGATAAGTTTCACAAACATTTTTCGCTTAACGCGACCGGTCTTTTTTCTGGCGCTCTGCTGCTGGCGTGGCGCGTAGGGTGTGCCGTCCGGGGCTTTCTGTGCCATCACCCGACGCTGCTGACTCTGCCGCAGACGTTTCGCCAGTTCGGCACTCAGTCGCCGACGCCCTGACGGTGACAGCGATTCAATCAGTCCGGTCAGCCGGTCTTCAAAACGCTTAAACTCATTCATCCCACTTGCTCACCAGTTCGCCATTGATATACAGCTCCATCGGGCGGGTGACCGGCTCCGGCGGCGGAGGTTCCGGGATATTCTTCACATGCAGCGCGCCGTCCACCTCACTGACCAGCGTGCGCTCGGTCAGCATCAGGCTGATGCTGATATCAAAGCTGCTGTCATTGTTGATGTCTGCATAAAACGTGAAACCTTTTTTCTGGCCTTCGTCGGTGGTCATGATGTCGGGCTGATTTTCCCGCAGCCACGCCAGCACCGGCACGATGAGCAGGTCAAAATCACCGGTAAAGTCGGTCACAATGACATTGAGCGTGTAACGCTTTTCGAATGACAACGACGCCGCCAGCGTGGAGGCAATACTCCCGTTATCCACGAATATCCGAAGCATCTCTGGACTGGTTTTCAGCACCGTGACGGCATCAGTCAGCGCCCTGCGCAGGCTGTCGGGTTTGAGCATCGTTTTCGTCCTGACAGTGTTTAATCATTTTTACCTGGCTGGCACAGCGTGCCAGCGCGTTCTCAAGCTGCCGGATATCGGCACTTAAATCGCCGTTCGTCTGCGGGTCACTGCCCGGCATCGGGCAAAGACTCACTTTCGGGCAGGTGTTGTGGACAATCACTGGCGTCGGTGCAGGCGGGGCGCTGGTGCAACCGGCGCACAGCATCAGGCAGGTCAGCACCGTACCAGCGGCGAAAATCCTCGTTTTCATTAAGTAACCTCGTGATGGTTTTCTCGCGCTGTGCTTCACGTTTCGCGGCGTTCTCCAGTTCCTGACGCAGTGCCACCTGCGCCAGCTCGTTTTTGTCTGCCCTGGTAAGGGCAACATGAAGCTGGTTTTTCAGCATGGCGATGGTCGTCTGCTGTTCACTGGCGACGTTGTTCGCCCTGTCCAGCAAGGCGCGCAGGCTGGCATTTTTGTGTTTCACCAGAAACAGACCGGCCACCGCCAGTGATAACAACACAACCAGCACAATCATCAGCTTTGACATGGTTCCCGCCCCTCAAAACGCTGACGGCAGGCCGTACGTATCAGCCGGAAGAACACCGATGCCACGAGATAAATCAGCGCGGTAAAAATCCACCCGGCAGCGACCAGCGAGATAAACGTCGTCACCATCACCACCAGAGCCGCCGCCCGTCTGCGCCACGGCACCGGCTGCAAAAACAGCGACGTGACAATCTTCACGGCCAGCGATTCCGGCGGCAGCTCCCGCCCGTAGCGTTCCAGTACATACTCTGTGGCATACACGCCGACACCACCGGCAACCACACAGATAACCGTCGCCAGAATCGCCCAGGCGGCGACAAAACTGACGGCCACGCTCTGCGGGTAAATCAGGGACAGTGCCGGCATCAGCGCCAGCGACACGTTCAGCATCAGTGAAAGGGATAATTTCTTCATGGTGTTTACTCCGTTTAAGCCGGTACGCCGCCGGCGGTACGCCAGACGGTGACCAGTTTTTCCAGTGAATGCTCACGCTGACCGTAACCGGCACCCGGCAGGGACGCCCAGATATTGCGACAGCGTGAAATGGCGCGCTCAATGCGTCCCGCCCGGATGTCATCCAGTGCACCGCGTTCGCGGATCAACTGAATGGCAAGTCTGTCCTGTGACAACGGACTGAAATCCGGCAGGGCAAGCTGTTTGCGGTAATGCGGCCAGAACAGGTAAAGCTGCTGATAGCGACCGGAGGCCGTGGATTTTTCACCGCGACGGTTAAACACCTTCGCCGGTCGGCCATGTGCGAACGGGTGGTCACTGTAGTCGGTGAAGATTTCCGGCTTCCCGTCCAGTCCGGTGACTATCACGTCATAGCCACGGTTTTTCGTCAGCGGATGATTCGCCGTCCCTTCGGACACGGCCAGCATGTCGAGAAAGGCAGCGATATTCTGATGCGTGTTAATTACCGGCATTACTGTTTCCCCCTGCCCTTAAGGCGGCGCTGAATGGCAATCTCAATCACCTGATAACCGGCGATACCCAGCATGGAGCCGATGCCGCACACCGCAGGCAGTGACAGGTCAGGAAACTGCACCAGAACAACACCGGCAACCATCGAGACAAAACCACCGAGCAACATGCGCCCGATAAACAGACGCGGGGTGATGGGTTCACCACCGGCAAGCACCTTGCCGACAACAATCAGCACCCCAATCATGAAAAGCGACAGGACGCTTTTTTCTTCTGCTGTCATGCGTTACTCCCACAGATTGACAGTTTCAGCCACGGGCGCGGTCTGAACGTCGGGCAGTTCGACGGCGGTGCCGTGTGGCAGCACCGCCCCCAGTTCAGCCAGTCCCGGATTTGCGGCGAGCACGGCCTCGACCACGCCCTCAGTGCGCCCGTAATACCGGACACAAATGGCGTCGAGCGTGTCGCCCTGTAGCGCAAAGGTCTTCATCAGATTTGACTCACGATGCAGCGTGGCTTGTCCTGGATACGCGCCACCGCCCAGCGCATATCCCGCCACAGTTCATCAATGGTGCTGTCAATGCTGTCAGCCTTCTTGTCGCCTTTCGCACTGGCATCCACGCCGCGATAACGCTCATAAAGCGACGCGGTCGCCATCGCACACACGGCGCGCTCGTAGTAAAAAACTTTGATGCTTTCACCATCGATGTCGTCCGCCGGAACGTCCGCCAGACGCGTAAAACCGGCGGCAATTTTCTGTTCGCGGTACTCGTACAGCTCCGCATTTGTTTCAGCCATGCCTGACTTGATGGCCTCACGCAGACGGGCGGGGGCGACGGTCTGCTCAAGGCGCATACGTTCCCGGACGCGCTTCGGGTCGATATCGGGAAAAAAGAACGTGTTTTTAATCACCGGCTCGTCGCCTGCCGGTTGCGGGATGACCACCGTACCCTCACCGGACACGGGAGCCTCCTTTCGCGGAATAATCAGCGTCATCATGACTACCTCTGAAAAGTCGGGCGGTGGACGCCGGTACAGCGTCAGGTGAGTCACCCTCACTGACCGGCGTGCCGCCCTGGCGCGGGGCGCATTCGGTTGTTAACTGGCTTTCTTTTTCGGGCGTCCACGTTTTGCCGGTGTCACGCTCCGGCTCTTACGCGGGGTACGGGTGGCCGCTTTGGGCTGCGGCTCCGGCTTCGGTTTCAGCTCCCGCTCCAGTCGTTCAATCTCTTTTTTGACGCCTGCCTGACAGTCGAGCTGTGTCGCACGTTGCAGGTGAGCCAGCGCACCGGCGGCATCACCACCGTCACGCAGAAACAGACCGGTGATTTTGTGCAGCTTTGCGCGCACTTCATCAGGCATGTCAGCCGTGGCGGTCAGTTCAAGGGTCTCCGTCAGCAGGCGGGTATCCACAGACTCACCGGCAGCGTGAGCACGCATGGCCGCGAGCGCCACCTCCTCGGTGAACATGTACGGCGGGGTGCGGCGGTGTTTACCCGGCATGGTCAGACCGTACTTCAGGGCATAACGGGCAATCTCCAGCGCACCGGCAATATCGCCGGTATCCAGACGCCACAGCATGACCGTCATCAGAATGTCATCCTGTGCACCTTTGCCCTGCTCCAGCACGCCGTTCACCCACGGCAACCAGAACGGCAGCAGTTCGCGTTTTTTTGCGGCCTTCAGCTCTTTTGAATAAATCGCTTTCAGTGTGCGCTGGTCTGCGGCGAGCTTAACCAGCATCTGCTCATAGACAGTTGCATGTCGCAGCGGGGCGGCTTCCCGCTGCGCGGTCATCGCTGCCGAGACCCGCATCATGTGGCGCTGTGCGGGACTCGTCATCGGTTACGCTCCCGGCTCTGCGGTCGCTTTAGCCGGTGTGGAGAAGTCACCGACCTTAATTTTTTCCACCAGACAACCGGCGGCGTAGTCTTCCACCACGTAATCAATGTTCATTGACTCGTAGTTCTCCACGCGGTCGAGTTTCGGGTTTTCCTCAATCACGCGGCGATGGCTGTCATCCATGTAGTAGATGGACAGGTTTTCCAGCTTCGTGATGAGCATCGCATCCGCCGGGAAGTACGGGACGCGTACCGCCGGCAGGTTACCGATGCGTTTCTGGCTGATGATGACGTCAGCGGCCAGCATCTCGCTGTTATCCTGCTCCTTGTTGACGATAGGGAAATACTTGTCCGCCAGTAGCTGACGTCCCACAATCACCACAAGGTCAGGGTCTTCCTGATACCACGGTTCAATCAGGTTGTTGGTCGCATCCATCACCAGTGCATCGAGGCTGGCATAATCACCGCCCTTACCTACGCGGATGACCTCAGAGGTCGTGCGGCCTTCCTCGTCAGTAACCTTGCTCATCACGCGCGCCGGGGCTTCATTGCGGTATTTCTGCAGCCAGCCGACCGCCACATCCTGCAGCATCGGATTACTGCTGCGGTCAGAGGTTTCGGCACGCTTCACGCCGTTAAAACCGGCCATGATGAAATCAAGGGACTGGCGTTTGATAATGGCGTTACGGATACGGAGCTGGAAATCCTGATAACGCGCCCACAGGTCCAGCGTTTTGTAGCGGATATAAAAATCGAAGTTAATCTGGTCGCATTCGTACTTGTTAGACGCCAGCTTCGAGAAGTCCTTCGGCTGACGCTCGGTGCCACCGGCGGTGTCGGTGGTGCTGGCGATGGAGCCGGTGACACCGATGCCAATTTTTTCCCCTTTCATTTCGCTGACCGGCACAATGTTGATGCGGGTCAGAAAGTCAGAGGACTCCTGCATGGTGTTCATCAGGGTCTGGGTGACCGACGGTTCAACGGTGAATTTTTTCGACACATCACCGGCGTCGATGCCGTTCAGTTCGGCAACACGGGACAGGTAAGCATTAAATTTAAAGCGGGTTTCCTGGCGCATAGTTTTTCCTGAAATTAAGGGTTAATCGTGAAGGTTTTCCCGGACTGACTGACGCCGGTCAGCAGTTCGTCATCAGGGCGTCACCGCCACCGCCGGTGGCCTTGCTGCGGCGCGGCTGGGTCAGACTTTCGGTGTTGTCGAGACTGTTTTTCAGGCGGGTGAATGCCTGGCTGGTTTCATCCGCCCTGTCAGTCACCTCCTGCTTAAGTGCGGAAAAGGCGGTTTCCATCTCAGCGAGGCGCTGCTCAGTGGCGCTCAGTTTTTCCTGCACATGTTCAGCAACAGCGGTCACCGCTTCATGCACATCATTCAGACGGGCGTCATCGCTGGCCTGTTTGCGGCCAAAAATGGATTTCACCTTTTCGGTCAGGGCGGTGAACACGGTTTCAGGCAGGTCTTCAAATTCCAGCTCAACAGGCGTTGCCACTGAAATCAGGTTTTCAGGGCTTAATTTGAAGCGGTTCAGGGGGTTGTGTTTTGCCGTGCGGCAGAATTCCAGGTATTCCGTGCCGAGGCTTGCCGGGTCATCGGTGACGGCCAGCCCCACCAGATAACATTTGCCGGTGTTGGCAAAGTTCGGCTGAATTTCCATTGAGGTGTAGACCTTCTGCGCGGCCTTGTTCATCGCGATAAGGTCATCGGTCGGGGTGATTTTCGCAAACAGCGCCCATTTGCCTTTCAGCGCCGAATCATCGTCAATCTTTTCGGCCTTCAGTTCGACCACATCGCCATAACGTTTAAAAATGCCGTCAGGCAGGATGCCGCGCAGATGTTCCAGGTTAATGCGGCAACCATAGACTCGCGGGTCAAAGGTTTCGGCCATTTCCTGAATATCCTGCGCACTGATGACACGCCCGTCACAGGTGTCACCCTCAACGCCGATACGAAAGAATTTTGAGACTTTTTTTGCCATTGTCAGGAGTCCTGAATAGTGATTAGAGGAGTCACATGTCGGCATCAGTTTCCCGACGATGCGCATCCTCCGCCATCAGTCCCGGATGGCTTATCACTGACACAACAGCACCTTAGCGAATCGCGGGGCGCGACTCAGTAGCCTTGCCGTGTATTCATCACGGCGAGGTATTCATGACCATCACCACAGACACCACTCTTTTACACGACCCGCGTCGTCAGGCGGCGCTGCTGTACTGGCAGGGGTTTTCCGTGCCGCAGATTGCCGCCATGTTGCAGATGAAACGCCCGACGGTGCAGAGCTGGAAACAGCGCGACGGCTGGGACAGTGTTGCCCCCATCAGCCGTGTCGAAATGAGTCTGGAAGCGCGGCTGACCCAGCTCATCATCAAACCGCAGAAAACCGGCGGTGACTTCAAGGAAATTGACCTGCTGGGACGCCAGATTGAACGACTGGCACGGGTAAACCGTTACAGTCAGACCGGCAACGAGGCAGACCTTAATCCGAACGTCGCTAACCGCAACAAAGGCGGGCGGCGCAAACCGAAAAAGAATTTTTTCAGTGACGAGGCCATCGAAAAGCTGGAGCAGATTTTCTTTGAGCAGTCTTTCGAATATCAGTTGCACTGGTATCGCGCCGGGCTTGAGCACCGCATCCGCGATATCCTGAAATCCCGCCAGATTGGCGCGACGTTTTATTTTTCCCGCGAGGCGCTGCTGCGCGCCCTGAAAACCGGCCATAACCAGATTTTTCTGTCGGCCAGTAAAACGCAGGCGTATGTGTTCCGCGAATACATCATCGCCTTTGCCCGGCTGGTTGACGTTGACCTGACCGGTGACCCGATTGTCCTGGGCAATAACGGTGCAAAACTGATTTTTCTCGGCACCAACTCCAACACCGCACAGAGCCATAACGGCGACCTGTACGTCGATGAGATTTTCTGGATCCCGAATTTTCAGGTACTGCGTAAGGTGGCATCAGGTATGGCCTCACAGAGTCACCTGCGCTCGACCTATTTCTCCACCCCGTCCACGCTGGCGCACGACGCCTACCCGTTCTGGTCGGGTGAACTGTTCAACCGGGGACGCGCCAGCGCCGCCGAACGCGTGGAAATCGACGTCAGTCATAACGCCCTTGCCAGCGGGCTTCTCTGTGCGGACGGCCAGTGGCGGCAGATTGTCACCATTGAGGACGCGCTGAAAGGCGGCTGCACGCTGTTCGACATTGAGCAGCTCAAACGCGAAAACAGCGCCGACGATTTTAAAAACCTGTTCATGTGTGAATTTGTTGACGACAAGGCGTCGGTGTTCCCGTTCGAGGAGCTGCAACGCTGCATGGTCGACACGCTGGAAGAATGGGAAGACTATGCGCCGTTTGCCGCCAATCCGTTCGGCTCCCGCCCGGTATGGATTGGTTACGACCCGTCACACCGTGGCGACAGCGCCGGATGCGTGGTGCTGGCACCGCCGGTGGTGGCCGGAGGTAAATTCAGAATACTTGAGCGTCACCAGTGGAAAGGCATGGACTTTGCCACCCAGGCTGAATCCATCCGCAAACTCACCGAAAAATACAACGTCGAATACATCGGAATTGATGCCACCGGCCTCGGTGTCGGCGTGTTCCAGCTCGTGCGCTCGTTCTATCCCGCCGCGCGCGATATCCGCTACACGCCGGAAATGAAAACCGCAATGGTGCTCAAGGCAAAAGACGTTATCCGCCGTGGCTGTCTGGAATATGACGTCAGCGCCACCGACATCACCAGCTCGTTTATGGCTATCCGCAAGACCATGACCAGCAGCGGACGCAGCGCCACCTATGAGGCCAGCCGCAGCGAGGAAGCCAGCCACGCCGACCTCGCCTGGGCGACCATGCACGCCCTGTTAAATGAGCCACTCACCGCCGGTATCAGCACTCCGCTGACATCCACCATTCTGGAGTTTTACTGATGAGCAAGAAAAAAGGGAAAACACCGCAACCTGCGGCAAAAACAATGACCGCCAGCGCCCCGAAAATGGAGGCATTCACCTTTGGCGAGCCGGTGCCGGTACTCGATCGCCGTGACATTCTGGATTACGTCGAGTGCATCAGTAACGGCAGATGGTATGAGCCACCGGTCAGCTTTACCGGTCTGGCAAAAAGCCTGCGTGCTGCCGTGCATCACAGCTCCCCGATTTACGTCAAACGTAATATTCTGGCCTCGACATTTATCCCGCATCCGTGGCTTTCCCAGCAGGATTTCAGCCGCTTTGTGCTGGATTTTCTGGTGTTCGGTAATGCGTTTCTGGAAAAGCGATACAGCACCACCGGTAAGGTCATCAGACTGGAAACCTCACCGGCAAAATATACCCGCCGTGGTGTGGAAGAGGATGTTTACTGGTGGGTGCCGTCCTTCAACGAGCCGACACCTTTCACGCCCGGCTCCGTGTTTCACCTGCTGGAGCCGGATATTAATCAGGAGCTGTACGGCCTGCCGGAATATCTCAGCGCCCTTAACTCTGCCTGGCTGAATGAATCAGCCACGCTGTTCCGCCGCAAGTATTACGAAAACGGCGCACATGCCGGATACATCATGTACGTCACCGATGCCGTGCAGGATCGCAACGATATCGAAATGCTCCGCGAAAACATGGTGAAGTCGAAAGGCCGCAATAACTTTAAAAACCTGTTTCTCTATGCCCCACAGGGGAAAGCCGACGGCATTAAAATTATCCCGCTCAGTGAAGTGGCAACGAAAGACGATTTTTTTAATATCAAAAAAGCCAGCGCCGCAGACCTGCTGGACGCGCACCGCATCCCCTTTCAGTTGATGGGCGGCAAGCCGGAGAACGTCGGGTCACTGGGAGATATTGAGAAAGTGGCAAAGGTCTTTGTCCGCAATGAGCTTATCCCGCTACAGGACAGGATCCGCGAGATAAACGGCTGGCTTGGTCAGGAGGTCATCCGCTTTAAAAACTACTCACTGGACACTGACAACGGCTGAACATCGCCGCCTGCGGGCGGCTTTTTTACACCCCGTCATCACGCCCTCACACGCTCACCACCGCACAAAACACCCCGCAGACACACCAACGCCCCGGCGCACAATCCAAACGCCGTCACGACGCGCTGAGACGCTGAAAAAATAAAATCAGCACCACCGCCAGCGCGCAGTGCTTTCCCCGCCTCGCCCGCCCGCTTCATGGGGCGGTTTTAATGCAGTTGCATAGATACTATGGATCCGCACCAGTCCTGACCGCACGCAGCCTGAACGGACATCCCCGACGCATGCAAAAACATTCACTTGTTGCATGCAACGGCTTATTTAATGACAAATCAACTTAAATTTACAAAATCCACAGGTATGGATACTTTGCGAACATGATAGGCTTACGAGAATTATCGTGCCTGTTTTTGAACGGAGAAAGTTATGCAAGGTGAAGTTGACGAACAGCAACCAAATGAGATTATTTCGGAGTTTGGATACTATCCAGTAGAAGTTAACATTGAGACTGAACAATTTTCTTTGCGTACTTTACCCGGTCTTATTGAGAAAGTGGAACGTATTAACAATGATAAAAACGTTGTTAATGGTTGGATATACCCTGGGAATCGAAAGGTATATAACCTTAATGGTGACACATGCACAATGCCTTATAGTTACCGAGTATTCGGCATGCCCAAAACGCACACACTAAAATTAAAAAACACATCCTCGTTAGAAACTCTCAACTTTGTTGTGTGGTGCCTCTCTTTTTTCAAGGGTATAAGATTGACAACCACTGACGCTGGTTTTCTTGATGCAACCACTATCAAGCCCACTAAGTTAACCGACTTTATTCTCGTTGGATGCTCTGAAAAAGAAGTAATAGAGCTAGCACTTAACTATATAAAAGACAAACAAAAAGATGATCGCTCCATTAAAAGAATAGCTGCGGTGATACACTCCCTATTCCTATCACATAACCCACTATACCTTTCCTTTGAGAAATTCCAGTATCTTTATATGGCTCTTGATTGCTGTTTTGCTATAGCATGGGATGAAAGGGATAAAGTCATTAAAGAGAAAAAACCATCTCATCAAAATAGAGTATATTGGATGTGCGAAAATTACGGTGTAAAAATCCCGTCATGGGCAACAGATGAATGTAATGTTTCAGTTATACGCAATGATAATTTTCATGAAGCCATTTTTAATGGGCAACCGCTTGGTTTCTCTAGTATCAATGATTGTCAATATGGTAGCGATATATTGCTACAAATGCAGGCCCTGGTATGTCGTCTACTAGCGGCAATACTCTCTGTAAATGATCGTAAATATATCGCATCTACAATCAGCTCGATAGAGTACCATTCATTAAAATTAACTTAATGCTAACGCCTCACTTCGCTCGTTGTTCAACCCCGCCAGCCCTGAAAACAAGTTTCACGACTGGCGGCGTTCTCTATCGTCTGCGTGGTGGTGGCGCAACTCTGGACTGACCGATATAGTTAAACCGCCCGTAATTATCCCGGACTATTTCGGCACACCCGACCAGCTCGTCAGGCGTCAGATTTTCGTTGACCATAATCTGCTGTAGACGGTGAACAATAGCCATCAGCTTGATATTTTTAGTGTTATGTTGCGGTATCTCGCCTGGTATTCCGTGCATTATCCAAGCCACCCGTTTTGCTTTGCACGCTCAATCTGTTCATCTGAATAGTTCCATGCTCCATCCGTGGCAACCATTGCCCCGCCAGACATCCCCGTCTCTGGTTCATACATAACAGCAAGGCCGAGCTGATGCATAATTTCATGATTAATTCTGAATACCAGACCACGCTCACTAAGTTCTTTCCAGTTCACAATCTCATATGCGCTTGTATTAAGCAGCTCAATACTTAGCAAGACATAATCTTCCAGCCAGTCTGACAGGTCAGTAACATCTGTTATCCGGGCTTCAACCTTTCGCCCCGTAAACACACCCTGCACCCATTCATGCAAAATCAGCGTGTCCCCGCGCTCATAATTACGGTCATTTTTCCGAAACTCTGCACGTTTCTTTCCTTCCAGCACAAGGTCGAAATATTTTGCGTGCAGCTTTACCTCGTGAATTTTTGCCATGATGTCCACTCCATTACTGTTGAGAATCCCGGCCACTCATCAGTGACCGGATACGTGAATTTTTTCCCGTCATAATTTACGGTCGCGCCACGCGCCAGCGCCTCAAGTTCCCATCGCTGAGGCCAGATGCCGTTCTGAGCAAGGTCAACACGGATACGGGTAATTTGCATACGCTCCGACCGGGTCAGCCTGGCCGATGGCGCTATTTCATTCGGTTTTAACGGGCTTCCGTTTCTTTGCTGACGGTTTGGTGTTCTCAGGCCGTGTTTTAATGCGCCCCTGAGCGCCCTCACGACCTCCGGGTCATTCCATTCGATAACACCGTCATCAACCAGATTAAGCACGGCTGCGGCGTGCTCAGAAGGTGTGGGAGCCGGTAACGAAGTATCACCACCGGTGAGCTTTCCACAGTTATTGACAGGACTCCGAGGCGCGGCGATGCCGCTTTTTAAAGTCAAAGGCTCAACGACCGGAACTTTCGGCACGATGCGCCAGTCCGTCGTTCTGGTGATATGAATATGACGCGCGCCGAGATGCGGCGCGTAAATGCCGACCACTCTCTCGACTTCTTCCTCGTACTCGTTAACTTCATCCGACGGGCTACGGGCGACCCTGACAGTCTGACAATCGCGCGGGACATTTGCCCCGCCCTGCGCGCTGATATACAACGCAAAATCGCCACTGTCTGCGGCGGCGCGTGCAGCCTCCACGCGTTCGTCAAATTCATCAGCAATGCTGACGCCGCGAGGCAATTTACGTAGCTCACGGTAAGCTCCCATTGTCGGCAGGCCAACCGTTTTAAATTGCGGGATGCGCCACGTTGACGCCCATGCGGTAACAGCCGCCGCAGTATCTTTCAGCGGTCTGCCGGTATCGTTATCGAGCTGACCATCCAGTGCATAGCCGTCGATATTTTTTGAAATGTATTTCGCGATATATCCCGCAGCACCGCCCCGGTTAAGGTGTTTTGCCTGAAAACGGTTTCGCGCGGCTCCTCTTTCGTCGCCATCCTCTTTGAGCGCATAGCGACGCATGATTTCGATAATCTGGTTACGCTGGCGTGGATTACAAAAAAGCATCATATGCCAGTGCGGCGTTCCGTCGTGGTGTGGCTCGACGACTCGCAAACCGTAGACCTGTAAATCATTATCCTTGAATGCCGTGCGCATCAGGCTCCAGATACGGCAGAGATAACGCTGCGCATCCTTTGGATTAAATGCCTCATCATTCCAGCCGTGATTAAGCTGGACGGTTTTATTTTCGCCTTTTCCAACCTGACGTGTCGGGTGATACTTTGACGGCGCGGTAAGCGTGATAAACATCCCCACATCACCCTCTGAGGCGGCGTAACGCTCAATACCGGCAATGGTGTTCATCAGCTCCATCCGGCGAATTTCAGGATTAGAAATACTGCCCATCACCTTACTGATAAGGTCGATGCGCTCGCCGGTTTCCCTGTTTTCAAGGTCACACGATTTAAGAAATTCCAGATTTGCCTGGCGGCGCGCACGCACATCACGAATGGCATGTTTACTGGCATAAGGTGAACGGTCTTTATTGACCTCCCCGACAGCAATCAGTAACGCCTCATGCCAGCGCATACGCTGGCCTTTAAGCTGACTAATCCACCACTCATCGTTAAACAGGCGGGCAATGGCAGAATATGCCTGCCTCGTGGTCATCTGCCCTTTACGGTATTTTCTCCAGTAAAGCGGGGAAATATTGAAAGCACGTGCAGCGCCAGCAACATGACCATACAGGTGAGCCTGCGCCTCATCCGTAAACAGCGATTCTTTTTCGCCATGCGCATCCACCCAGGCATCGCAGAGTTCCTCATACATCATGAAAAGCTGCGATGAGATTCGGGCGGCAAACTTTTTCAGCTCCTTGTCATTCATCCCCGGCAGGCGCGCATACTGGTCGCGCTCTGCCAGAAACAGCAACGACGCGTCGGTGTTCATTTCATGGCGCTGATTCACACGCTCAATGCGCGGCCATAAACGACGCTGAAAAGTGGATGTGAGGAAATAAAACCCGTGCACCGGGCTTTTATTGCGCCGGATGTAGTCATAGCGTGAAGTAAACAGCGAGCGCAAAAAGTAAGGCAGGCGGTTAATCGTGGATAAAACACCTTGCACCTGACGCATCTCGTCACGTGTAAGGGGTCTTTCCCGCCCGACGGCCTCGCGTGGCGCGTTCCATGCATAAGCACCGGTAAACGCCTTACCGGTGCCTGCGGCAAATGCTGACGGAGGGACAAAACGCCCGGAGGCTTTAACGGCCATATGAGCCAAAAGCCTCTGAACAACGCCTGCTGAGTTGCTCAACCTGCGCGTTTAAATCAGCAAAAGACTTTGCGCTTCCGGTCAGAATATCGTGATGCATCAGGCCGGAAACGAGCTGGCTTAATTTCGGGTAATAACCAACCACTGCCAGCCATTCCTGACCGGCGTTTTTACCGCTTTCCGCTCTCTTTTTCTCGTGGAGAATAAACTGAAAGCTGTCACTGGTAACGACATAACGTTCGCCAATTTCAATACGAATACTCATGCCGTTCTCCGGTAATGTTTGTTTTTTGCTTCAAAGACTGACTGACAGGAAACACAACGCGTGGCTGACGGATAAGCCGCACGACGGGCAGCAGGTATTGGCGCGTCACACTCTTCGCAAACCAGCGAAGAAACACCGCAATGTTTTACCCTTGCCGCGTTAATCTGGCGCTCCAGTAATTCAGCCTGTTGTTCCTGAATAAAATCTACGTTGTCCGGCATTATCAGCTCCTTTTATCGTTAAGTTTCCTGGATACATCAGCGCAATAACTGGCAAGTTCTGTCGTTAATTTTGTCAGTTCATCCACTGAGGAAATTTGCTTGTGGAATACAGCGCGTTTAACAAGTAAATTGACCACATCAGACAGGAGGTTTAATTCATTCTGATAAATCGCGATAACAGATTCAGTTATGTCGCGTTTTTCTTTATCAAGACAAAGTTGAATAAGAGACAAATCACCATTTTCCATAACGGCGATTTTTAAGGCGTTATTCAGTAATACAACTGAATGAGAACAGGACATCAAAGCACCTCCCCGCGAGACAATCCGATATTGTGAAATTTTTCCGACTCCTGACTGAGCAGCTCGACTATCTCCACGCGGGATAACTCCGCCTTTGTGATATGGCGAATCATGGCGTCAAGACGAGAAGAAAAGCGCGTCGCAGCGTCGGCCTGTGCTTCGGTTCTGGCCTGTTGCAGCAGTAATGCGTATTTACCGCACTGATTTTCAGAAACTGTATGCATGACTTTCTCCAGGCAAAAAGAAGCCCCGCACGATTAAGTGCGTTAAAAACTCGGGTTAATTACTTAATGCAGATATTGCTCTGGTTTTACCGACGTCAGAATTGTCGGTGCATACTCAAACAGACTGAATAATTCACGTAATGCACGGAATAAAGCATCACGCCAGTAACATGACTCTTCATTAATTCGCCAGTATGGCTGGTTGAATTCTTTTTCAGTCAATCCGGCATGCATAAATAAAGTACGACGCTGACTGACTGTTAAAAAACTAATATATGCATACTCACTTGCGCCAACCTGACGGCGTTTTGAGAATGCCCCACGCAATTCATCAATTGCACAAACCAGCCGTTCACGTTCGACGTCGTTCATTTCTTCAAAACGCATCGTTGCGTGACGCTGTTTTAACTGCGCATGAAAGCAAACCGTTAACCGTTCGCGCTCCATCATCTGATTATAATAATCACATGTATCCTGCCAGCGAGGGACGGCCAGATGCTTACCAATTATCCGGCGCATAGTTGCTGGCTGTTTTTCGACGAGATTGAGCGTCATCACTGTCATTTCCAGACCCTCCGGCTTTTCAGAAAGGTCAGAGCCTTTTTTAACGGACTCTGTTTTTTGGTGCGGATAATGATTCCCTTGCGACCCTTCCCGTGGGTGATGGTGAAGTCAATCGCCCTGGGGCTTTCGTTACGCAGTAACTGAGCAATACAACGCGGCTCATTCATAATCACAACCCCATCCACAAAAGCCATGCATCACGCTGTTCAACCGGTCGGTTATAAAACGCCTCACGTACAGCGCGATTAAACTCAGGAATGAAAACCCATTTTTCACCGGCACGAGCCTTCGGTTTGCAAGGATCACGCAATTCAATAATTGGTAATTTATTTGCCTTCACCATTTCACTGACGGCTGTCTTTGGCTTCCCTAATAAATCAGCAAATTTATCCACATGAACCGCATCAAGCGGATACTGAATCACATAATTTTCAGCGTCCATATATGGTACCCTCATAGGATCCAGCCCTTTCTAAACCACTCAAAACCGTTTAGACGCTGGTTTATTCTCAAATCAATGGAACCTATATAGGTTCCAGTTTTGAGGGAATTTAGTCCCTATATAGGCACCATGTCAAATGAAATTAAGCGAAAAGATTAAGGCCTTGCGTGAGGCTGAAGGGCTAAGCCAATCAAAATTCTGTGAAATCATAGAGTTACCGCTAAGCACACTTAAAAAATATGAAGGAGGAAACTTTGAACCCGGTGGCACAGCTTTGCTAAAAATCACTATGCATCCCACATTCCAAAAATATGCTCTATGGCTTATGACAGATAAAACCGCGCCGGACGCAGGACAAATCGCACCGGCTCTCGCGCACATTGGGCCAGAGTCAACAGAGTCCAACCACTCCGCAAAAAGGATTGGCTAACTCTATATAAAGATTACATTTTCACCATTTGCTACCAAGATGGTGAATACAGCGCCGGAGGGCTTTCTTATGGCAATTAAGAAGCTCGATGATGGTCGCTATGAAGTGGACATTAGACCTCGCGGTCGCGACGGAAAACGCATCCGCAGGAAATTCGAAAGAAAAGCTGAAGCACTAGCATTTGAGCGATACACAATCGCCAATGCCAGTCAGAAAGAATGGGGAGGCCAGCGAGCAGACCGCCGGACTTTGAGTGAGTTGCTGGACATCTGGTGGAAATATCACGGGCAAAACCACGAGCATGGAACAAAAGAGTTTAATCATCTACTCAAAACCATCAGCGGCATAGGTGATATACCAGTGAGCAGGATGAGCAAAAGGGCTTTGATGGATTATCGTTCCATGCGACTACGTGATGGTATCAGTGCCGCAACGATAAACCGTGACATGTACCGATTATCCGGCATGTTCACAAAATTAATTCAATTGGATGAATTTTCCGGGCAACACCCAATTCACGGACTGCCGCCACTGGCGGAGGCCAACCCTGAAATGACGTTCCTGGAAAAAGCAGAAATCGAAAAACTGTTAAATGTTTTGGCTGGTGATGACTTACTTGTCGCGCTTTTATGTCTGAGCACTGGAGGAAGATGGACGGAAGTTGCCACGCTAAAACCAGCACAGATTACAAATTGCAGGGTTACCTTCCTGAAAACCAAAAACGGTAAAAAGCGAACCGTGCCGATTTCTGAGGAACTGGAGAAAAAAGTTAAAGAGGAGGCCAGCGCCAAATTATTCAAAGTTGATTATGAGAAATTTTGCGGGATTTTACGCAGAGTGAAACCTGATATACCACCCAATCAGGCAACCCACATCCTGCGGCATACATTCGCAAGCCATTTCATGATGAATGGGGGCAATATAATCGCACTGCAACAGATTCTGGGACATGCGAGCATTCAGCAGACGATGGCCTATGCGCACCTTGCGCCTGACTATCTGCAAAATGCCGTCGCTCTGAATCCACTAAAAGGCGGAGTGACGTTATAA